ATTTACAGGGGATGTAAAGATGCTGTCATTTGAATGTGCCAAGTGTGGTGAGAAAGAATTGATTGAACCTATTCAGGAGATTGTGGACAATCTAGAGGAACTGACAGTTAGATGTATCACATGCGGACATGAGGGTAAGCCGACATTCTTTATCTCTAAGTGTGAACCTATGAAGTGGGCAGAGTAATGGATTATCAGATTGATTATCAATCTCGTATTCTGTCCGATGTAGAACTGAATAATGCCTACCGCCTCGCTCATAGAATGATAGCGCGGCACGGCTATTGGTCAGCTATCTATCACTGTATGACACTAATGATTTGGTGTCGGCGGAATGGTAAGGCTAGATGGAATGAGGATGAACTGAATAACATTTGCTTTTGGTTAGAGGTTCGGGAAGTAATCCATAGGACTAGATAACAATGGATATGACTACAGGCCGTAAGGCTAATGGTCAGTGGGATACTAAGACAAAGTATCTTGCTCAGAAAAAATCACGCGAAAGAATCCTCAGAGAAAAGAGAGAAGCTTCGCGTAAGCGGCGGAGAAAGATTCGAGTATTGAGACACGGTATGTCCAGCCGCGCCATTCAAATGGGCCGCGCCGTTGCGAGATTGAAAAGGGAGATTGCCAAAACAAACCCGATTGATAGTCGGATATGGAACCTAGCCTATTGTGCTTTCGCAGAAGCAAATGAAATCCTCAAGTCCCACGATAGGATGATGAGGATAGAGAGAAAGAAAGCGAAGGCTCGTTTATTTCTGATGCAGTCTAGCAAGATTGAGACTGCACTACCAGTAGAGGAGAAAGAATCTTTGATGAATTGCTGCGATAAGTGTGGGAAAGTTTGGTTCTCCGCATCGATAGAGGTTTGCAAATGTGGAAGATAGTAGAACTGATGATTGCATCTGCCTTTCTCGGAATGATGATTGGCACAGTCATCGTTTGGTATTGGTTAATCTAAGGATACACAATGGCTAATCGTAAGAAAGCTAAGGCTCCAAAAGTTAAGCGGCAACCACGTTGTTTGCATGGCTATAGAATTCCAAAGACTGGAACTCTACATGAGACAGTCCTTCTAGGACTACAGAAGATTGCTAAGTCTGAAGGGAAATCTGTATCATGGGTTATCCATGAAATCATTGCTGATTTCTTTGGTCGAGATATCATGGGAGATAAGGTGTAATGGCTGCCGAGACAAAGACTAAGCTAACCCTTATTAACGTAGAGGAAAAGGAATCGAAGGCGCGGCCCGGAGAAACCTATTATCTTTTCACGTTTGAATCTGAACCTATAGATGGGAATAAGTCTACAGTTACTCGGGCTGTATCTCCACATACACCTATGCTACTGAAGGATATAGTTAACATCCTTTGGCCGTGGTATGGCAGGAGAATCGGAAAGTCTATTACTCTCTTTGACTTGGACAAACTCAAGGGCAGGTCAGGAGAATTCTATATTCATTGGGAAGAATATCGTGGACAGCAACACGCTATCGTAGATACGAGGACTCAATAATGAAAGGGCCGCGCCGTTACTTTATAGTTAACCTGCGCCTCGATGAACTGTCATTGATTGAAGATGTATTGGCAGTGCCAGATGCTTTCACTGAGCGTGATGTAGAAAGGCGAACCAAACTTTATCAGAAGATAAAGACAATCAGGGAAAGGCTAGAGATACGGTCAGCATATGAAATAAGAAAGGGACAAAGAGGATAGTAGAATAGAGGAATGACTGTCCACTTTTTAGGACATTGACTTTTCGTGCGTGTCGTGCGACAATCACATGGGCAGTTGTCTCAAAGACAGACAGTCCCGTTACTGAAGAACCCATAAAGGGAGAATAGATTCAATGACCACTCTCAAGTATCTCATGTCCACTGGCGTTTGCACCACTGCCGAATTGATTGCCTTCAAGAAAGCAGATGTGACTGGCAAAGATTACAAGGAACTTTGCGCGGCTGCGCGGGAACAGGCGAAGAATCAGGGTATCGAATTGGAGGATGCTCAGGTTCAGTAAAGTTTCATTCCCCGGTTAGATTCTTTTCGGCCATGTCGGAATCTAATCAGTCGCCATCTAGTCCCGAATGGTGGGAGAATCGGGACAATCTCCGGTGAATCCTAGCTTATCCTTTCTCTAGGATTCTGATTCACTTATCGTCTGAGTAAGGGAGAGAATCAGACACTCGGAGCGGCGAGTATAAATAGTCTTTTAAGCCGCTCGCGTCCTGCTAGTTCCTATTGCAAAGTAATTGGGCTAGCAGGGGTAAGAGGAATCGGTGCATCGAATAGGGTTGGAATGTAAAAGTTCCGACGGGAACCGTGCAACCAATCCGAATCCTCCCTTCAACCAGTAACTTGCCAGTGCATTGTGGTTGATTGAATAATAGAAACTGGATAGAGGGATTGTCCCATTGAGAGTAGCTACTCAGTGGGCAATCCCTTGAAATATTTCTAAGGACTGATATGACTCCCATTCCTGAGTCCGGTGTAGCTTACCTTATCCTTTCCAAAGAGGAAGCTATTGCACTAGAGCGTTACTTCCGTCATCAGTATGTCCACTATGATGAGCCGGTAGTTCACACTGCAATGGATAAAATTTCTAAATTTGTAGAGAGGGTGGAGAGGGTAGAATCTAATGAACCATCTAAAGACAGTGGAGATAGAGTCGGAGAAAGCCGGACAGAAGATGAGCAATCTGGACCTATCGGAACAGATAGGGATGCTCAAGTCTGATATCTCTTTCAGCCAAGCCAGACTAAAGGGATTGCAAAGGGCACTGAAGGTAAAGCTAAACCAAAACCCAGAGTATACTAAGTAAGACAAGCGAGCAAGCAATGACAATCTATATCATCTACAAAGAGAAATACAAAGCAGAACAAATAAAGGGTATCGATTCCATTCATGAAACTCCGAATGGATTGATGCTCATTACTCCCCTTAAGGGAGTGCAAGCAATCAACAAATCAGACATTCAATCCGTGACTGTAGAGTTTTAGTCATGGAACTCATCGAACCTAGTCCCGAAACAAAGAATCGCACAGTCATAGCCTGTGATGCTAGCACGTTCTCTATTATAGAGTCGTGCCATTACAAGGCTAAACTTGTTTCGATTGATAACATTCGGTCCACCGCGCCGAACGAACCTATTGATAAAGGTTCACTGATGCACGATATGTTAGAGGCATACTATCGTGCAAAGCGTTTGAAGTATAAGGAAGTAGCACCCTTTGATACGATGCCAATGAATGAAATCATAGAGAAGTCTATGATGATTGGCAAGATAAAGGGAATTCAAACCTGCCTTGATATCAGTGTCGTAGATGAAGTCATCAATTACTTCTACGAATACTGCATGTATTACGCCAATGATAATTGGCAGCCAGAGAACGTAGAGTTATTCTTCTCTCGCCCTATGTATGAGGATGACAGCCTACTCATACTATGGGAAGGGAAGATTGATTTAGTTTTCTCTCTCCGTCAAGGCGCTAATCTACTCAAGATGATTAGCGACCACAAGACAACCAGCCGCGCCAAAGCACCGCATCCACTCTCGAATCAATTCATTGGCTACTGTTGGGCATTGGAATGCAACACAGTAGTTAAGAATGAGATTGGATTTCAGGGTAGCTACAAAGTTGGCGACAGAAACAAACGCCACATCATGAACTATCCTCAGTCCTTGATTGAGGAATGGAAAGAGAACACTATCCGCAAGCTACTCGACTTCTATTACAAGTCGAAGGATGGAATGTTTCTCCGTAACTTTTCCAGTTGCGATAGGTATGGACCGTGCCAGTTTACGGAGCTTTGCTATACCATTCCAGAGGCTAGGGAATGGAAACTTAAGACTCGGTATACTGTAGCCGAGGAAGCATGGAGTCCTGTATCTAAAGCCACTGACCAAGACATTAATCCTTTTCTCATTCTCGATAAGATTGGTAAGGAAGAAGTATGAATCTATCCGACTTGCAAGGTAGACCTAGATTCTTTGGTCTATTCTTAGGCGACCCAGGTGTAGGGAAAACGATACAGGCATGTAGCTTTCCCGGTGTATACGTATTCGATTGCGATAATCGTATGCGTCCAGTAGTGAACTTCCATAAAGGCCGGAAGGATATTGAATTCGATACGTATCATCGAGACTATCCTAAGCTGGCCGACAAACTGGAAGCCCTACTTAACCGCTGCCCTTACGATACAATCGTGATGGATTCCCTTACCATGCTGGCGGATATGATTATCCTTCAGTCTATTCGGAGTGCAGGTAAAGGTGAGGACAAAGACAGAACTGGTAAGAAAATTGGTGGCGTCATGGTTCCATCAATTGAGGATTTCAATATGGAATCCGGTGCGCTTACTCAGGTTCTTGATGCGCTCCGCGGTATTCCTGCGAATGTTATTCTCACTGCTCATGTTATTACTACTAGTGAGACTGACCTCAAAACGAAGCGAGTTAAAGAAAACAGAACACTCCTGACGGCAGGTAAGAAGATAGCTGCCAAGATTCCCACCGCGTTCGATGAAATCTATTCCTTCTACAGTCAAGGTGGATTGACTGGCGGACAGAGGGAATACTTCTGTGCCACATACAATACTGGTTTGGATATGGGAAAGACTGCCCATCTCATGCCAGATATGGTAGACCTTACTCAAGATTTGAACTCACTCAATCCAGAGAAGTTCCTTTGGCCGCAGATTGAGAAGTTCTTTAGCAAGCCACGTATTGAAGGGCTTGATGAACAGCCAGCTACTATCTTCTAATCATGCCTAAGACTCCACTCGATTACGATACTGAGCCATTGGAAGTTAGGATGATTGACTTCCCTGATACACCTATGATTCCTGGTTTGTATACCATTGTCATAGTTGATATAAAAAGGGAAGATGGAAAGCTCATAGCCTTTGCACGGTTCGCAAAGCTAGAGGAAGAATAAGGAGACAGACAATGCCAATCGATAAGCCATTTGCCTATCACAAGCCGAGCGAAAGAGGGCTGTATAAAATCAACCAGATTCGAGAAGCCTATTCAGAAGTGAAACAGGCAATCGAGGAACACTGTCCCGAATCTCGGCAGCGAGCAGTGGCTATCACTGAATTGGAAACGTCTGCAATGTGGGCCATTAAAGCAGTTGTGTTTAATGACCCTGAATCTGAGGTGAGCACAGGCTAATCGGGCCGCCGCAACAATCGTGGACCATACAGAAAAATCCGTAAACCAAAACCAGACAAGGACGAAACAGACTATGGCTATGAAACTCCGAATCACCCGCGACGATTTTCTCAAGGGCAAGCTCATTACTCCCGGCTGGTATACCTGCAAGATTGTGGAAGTCAATCAGGAAACCAGCAAGAAGGGTGATTCCCAGAACTTTGTTGTCACCGCGCAGATTCTTGATGAGGGTTCTTTCAAGGATTGCAAGGTTGTCAAGACGTTCAATGAGAAAGCAGCCGGTGTCGCGGTTCCTTTCTTTGTTGCTTGCAATGGTGGCAAAGAGATTGCTCCCGATGCAGAGTATGATTTCGAGGCTACCAAGAACCGGGTTATCGGTGTCATGGTAACGAACGAAACTTACATGAACAGGTTGGTCAATTCGGTGGCCGACTTCCGCGCTCCCGTTCAGAAGTAAGTTAGGAGAACCTATGAAAGACTTGGGTTACATTCTGTCCCCTGAAGATACCGAAGCCGAAGATGATTTGGTTGAGGAATTGGATGACGAAGGGGAAGAAGGTGATGCGTCAGAGGAAGAAGAATCAGACGAAGATGATTCTGGTTTCGATGACGACGACGATGATGATGACGATGATTCCATTGATGAGGAATCAGAGTCCGAGCCGGGTGGAATTAACGATAAGTAACTCCTGCCGTTAGTTCTGTTACAACCGTTAAGCCCTGCCGCGGTCCCGATAGTGCAGGGCATTTTCTTTTGGAGCAACAATGATATACCACTGCCCCACCTGTAATTCTATCATTGATACGGATACAGCATTGGGTCTTATCCTTGTGCTGAGGGTAGAGAAAAGGAAACGAATTAGAATCTATGCCTTCTGTCGCACAGTCTGTTTGAAGGCTGGTATATTAGGCAAAGCTAAAGCTAAGGTAGATAGACCTAGTGCAAAGCCATCACCGAAACCTAGACCGAATAAGGAAAACATTAAGCTAGTTCTAAGGAAGAAGTCATGAGTGAACCTAGGATTCCAGAGTTCCACAAGACAATAGAAACCATACTAGAGATTCACGAACGAAAGAATAAGGACTATGCTACAGGCTCTAATCCTTTCAGTAATTTTGACTTTGCTGATTACCTTGGTCGTGCTGCTTTGGAAATGGGATGCGACC